CTAAGGGTAATCTTTACCAGGCTGTGCGCCGACATCTGGGGTTATCAAGGGCTCAGATGTGTAGCATGGTGGGTATCAGTGAAGCACAGCTAAGGTATCGTGAGCGCACCAAGAGGATGTATCACCTTTGTGAGATGGTGGCGCTGCAGCAAGTGAGCGGGCTCAGCGCTGATGACTTCATGCAATTACTTAATGATATCGCATAGTTGGCTATGGTATGCAGGTTAGTTTACTAGTTATCTAATTCTAGTTAGGTAAATATAGGTAGTAAATTCAGGGGCTTGGCTAGGAATTATGGCTATAATTTCCAAAAACGTAGCAAATTTGAAAATGAGTAGGGTACCGGTTAAGTCTATCTACCAACATCCGCGTAAAATTCCTGATATTAGATCTAACCAATGTTTTACGATTATAGGGCTATAAAATGGAAAATGAAGACGATTTAAAACGGGGTGAAGTTGCAGGGGCGGAGGCAATTTTAAAAAATCCTGAAAGTTCAGTTGTTCAGGAAACTTTAACACCTGAGGTATTACCGCCTATAATGCGCGAGGTGCCTCAAACTAGGGAGCATCAAAGGGATGAGCAGTTAGCTTTGCAGATACGCGATATGGGCCGTTTAGGGCTTTCTAAGAGCTCTACGGCGTTAGCGGCCAGGATTACGCCTTACTTATTGGATAAGTATTATTCAGCTGAGTTTCTGGAGGGGCAGAGTCAGATGCAGAAGGGGTTAGCTACGGTGGCTATAGCTGAGGCTATGAATGGTAATACTCCTATTTTACTTCACCTATTAAAAACCAAATTAGGGTGGAGTGAGCAGCATCAGATTGAGATTAGTGGTGAGGTTAAAAGTGTAGTTAGTAATAAACCTATGACTAAAGAGGAGTTCATAGCTAAATACCTTACAAACGAGTAACTCCCCCTTTAAGGGGTAGGGGGTATCTACGAAGGTAGAGTATGAAATAGATTTCAAGGAAACGGAGGTTGGGGTGGGGGTTAAGAGATATCTTAAGGGGTATTAGGGGGGCAAAAGATATACCTTGTCAAGAGGAAAATTTTGTCAAATAGTGTATTATAAATGTAACCATTGTTTTCATGTTGGAATTTTAGGTAGTTATACTTATTATGCCTATTGTGGTTTTAAGTGGTGTGGGCGATTAATCTACTTTAGTCAGGCCCAAATAACTAAGGAGGCTTACGAAAAAGTATGGAAGTAGAAACCTGTCGATGTCCAAGTTGTGCTCATGTTAGCACCGTAAAAGTTGGTGATGACCTGCCCTATGTTAGTATGTACGCTGAGCCTAGCGGTAGTTATTTTATCTGCCAAAACCCTAAATGCGACGTTGAACGTATTTACAGTCCAAGCGCTGTCATGGTTAGTGGTAAATGATTAAACCTTTAAAATATAAAAATTATATGAAATATCAAAAAGACCTTAGAACTTTAGCTAAAGAATGGGCATACAAACGCACTCAAATTACCGGAAATAACGATACTTTTGAGAGTATTGCACGAGAAGCTTGGTTGGCTGGTAACGCTGTGGCTAATCAAGAATGGTTTAGCATCAAAGACTTTTTGCCAAATCCTAATGTTCAAGTGTTAGTTTACGGAAAAACAAAATCTAACTACAAAAGCAAAGTTCAACCGGCAAAACTGAAAAAAAATTGGACTGGTGGGTCAAACCCTTTTGAACCAGAATTTGTATGGGAAAGTTACGATATCATTGACTATGACGGTGAAGTTGATGAAATTGAATATGTAACTCATTGGATGCCAATGCCTCCAGAACCAACCAAATAATGACTGAACCTTTAGACATAAACGTAGTATGGTGCCCGCAGAGAGGCCCTCAGGAGGCGCTAGTAAACTGCCCTATTACACTTATCGGCTACGGCGGTGCACGAGGTGGAGGTAAGACCGACGGAGTTTTAGGTAAATTTGCAATTAAGCAAGAACAGTTAGGGCCAGACTTTAATGCTATCTTTTTTCGTAAAGAACTTCCTCAAGCTGATGACCTTATTGAACGTGCCAAACAAATTTACTTACCGCTTAAAGCGCATTGGCAAGACCAGAAAAAACAATTTACCTTCCTCTCGGGTGGTCGCCTACGTTTTAGACCTTTAGCCAGTGACGCTGATGCTGAAAAATACCAGGGCCAAAACCTCTCAGATTGCGCCATAGAAGAGGCGGGAAACTATCCTGACCCTTCCCCTATCTGGAAGCTTTTTGGAGCGCTACGAGGCAAAGGAGGCGGTCAGGTTATCCTTACATTCAACCCTGGTGGCGTCGGACATCACTGGCTGAAAGAAACTTTCATCAAACCAGCCCCAAAAGGATTAAAAGTTCTTACAAAGCAATTACCCAATGGCAGTAGCTTTGATTACATTTACATCCCAAGCCGTGTTACCGATAACCAAATCTTGTTGGCAAGAGACCCTGAATACATAAACCGCTTGCATATGGTCGGAAGTCCAGAACTTGTGCGAGCTTGGCTAGAAGGAGACTTTGAAATCCATGAAGGTAGTTACTTTCCTGAGTTTAGCTCTAAACATATTGTTAGCCCTTTTAACGTGCCCGAACATTGGCCCCGTTATATTGGGTATGATTGGGGTTATCACTCTCCTTTTGCCTGTATATGGGGTGCTGTTAGTTCTGGACGTGATGACGGAGGTAAGGAAGTACCATATCCTAAAGGGTCAATTATTATATATCGAGAAATGTGGGGTAAAGGAGTCGATAACGTCGATCAAGCCAACAGAATCGCATCAGTCTCCGTGGGGGAAAATCCAGTAGGTTTTGCTGATCCATCCATTTTTAACCATGAAGGTGGCCCAAGCATCAACGACCAACTAACCCAAGTCTTTAGTAAGTACAAACACCCGTCCTTTAGGCGAGCAGATAACGACCGCCAATCTGGTTGGTCGCAAATTAGACAACGGTTGGTAGCTAACCCACCCTTGCTGTATATATTCGCCACTTGCCCATATTTGCTAGAAACCTTACCATCAATGACTATAGACAAAAGAAAGCCAGAGGATCTAGATACGACCGGAAACGATCACGGCGTAGATGCTTTAAGATATCTCTGCAAAGGACGGTTAATTGACGCAGAATGGGAAAGTCCCGCCGAAGTAGGGGGTAAGGGAGTAATTAAGTTGCAAAGTTATTTAGCTAGAGTACGCGCCAGGGTAGCAAGGCCAACAATATGAAAGTAAAATCTCTAAAACCCTTGGTAAAAAAGTATTCAGCAGACTATTGGAAAGCCCAAATTATTCATTCTAATCGCCGATTTGAAAAGTTTATCAAGTCCGCAGAAGAATCAATCAAAGTCTTTAACGCAATTAAAAACATTGAAACGCTTAAAGATGCCCCGCGCCGTTTAAACGTATGGTGGTACTGCGTTAATACACTATTGCCCGCTTATTATAGTTCTACCCCAAAAGCTGAAGTCAATCTTCGTAAACGCTCCGGTGGTATCCCATACGAGCTCGGTAGCGTCATCCTTGAGCGAAATACTCAATACGCCATGGACTGCCATTTTGACTTTGACAAGATTGGTTATAACGCTGCTTTACAGTTTCTTTTAACCGGCCAAGCAGTTCTTTGGGCAAAGTACACACCAAAGTTTCAAAAGATAATGCAGGAAATTGCTGTAATCAAAGATCCATCAGGGACTTTGCTAACCGGCGATGGAAAACCCTATGAGGGAGACACAGAAGGATTTACGGAGGCTGGAAATGGCATTCTGGTATCTTCTATCGAAGTTGAGCAAAAAGTATCTGAAAAAGCCGTTCTCGAAGTTGTTCAGTACTCAGATTACCGATGCTCAGACGCAAGAAACGAGTCAGAAATTGAATGGCAAGCCAAACGTGCCTTCCTGGATAGGTTCCAAGCAGAGGATCTATTTGGCGAGGAAAAAGCAGCGGAACTAAGCTACGATAGTATCCCCGAAGTAAACAAACTGGACGCTGCAAAAGAAGAGCCTAAGTTTGAAGGTAAAGCAGAAGTTTGGGAAATTTGGTGCGAAGCCACAAATAAGGTTTATTGGATACAAACCAGCAAACAAAACCCACTTATTGAGGAATCAGACCCACCAATTACCTTTGAAAAGTTTTATCCGTGTTCAGTTATTAGACAAACTCAAGACCCAGATACAATTATCCCAGTATCTGACTACACTCATGCAAAAGATCAAATACTCGAAGTTGAACGACTTACTTCTCGTATTCATGCACTAACCCAAGCAATTCGGCCTAACTTTGCTTACGATGCTGCCATGACCGATATCGTCGAGCAGTTATTTCAAGACGATCTCAAAGGCGTTGGCGTTAAAAATTGGCCGTCAAACAAGGGTCGGGGTGGATTACAAGGCGCTATAGAGTTCTTGCCAGTCGAGCAGTTTGTAAATGTACTCAATACGCTTCAGCAAGCCCGTCAGCAAGCCCTCCAGCAGCTTTATGAAACCCTAAAGGTATCAGACCTACTCCGAGGGACTTCAGAGCAATATAAGTCAGCTACGGCCAATAGGCTTGAATCACAGTGGTCGTCACTTGGCCTAATTGTAAGACAAAATATGTTCTGCAAGTTCATCTCTGATGCCATTATGCACCTTGGCACAATTATTGCAGAACAGTTTGATGAAGAAACTATTCTTGATGTTGGCGATGCAGACCGACTTATTTCCGAAACTCTAATTGCACCACCACCTATGCCAATGATGCCACCGCCAATGCCAGAGATGCCTTTTGGTGGGGAACCAGTAGAAGAGCCGCAAGGAATGCCAGAAGCCCCAGAAGGTATGGAAGCTCAAATGCCTGGCAATCCAGAAGCACAACTGGAACAGGTAGAAGCAGAAATTATTGATATCCTACGAGATACTAAAAAGCGTAACTACCGTATTCAAATTGCTTCCGACTCAATGGTAGCTATTGATCAAGCTCAGCAACAGGCAGAAGGGCAAGCGCTTATTCAAAGTGCCGGAGCGTTTTTTGATCAAATGCGCGGTTTAGTTGATCAATACCCACCGCTTATTGAATTTAGCATAGCGCTATTCCAGAACATGATTAAGCGGTTCAAAGGTGGTAAAGAACTGGACGGAATCTTTACAAAAGCACTAACTCAAATCGGAGAAATCTCCAAAGCTAAAGAAGAGGCTGCAAAACAACCACCACCTCCAGATCCAAAAACCCTTGAGATCCAAGGCAGAATGCAAATTGCACAGGTTGAGTCTCAAGCCAGACTTCAAGCC